GGGCGGCGTGCTCGCGGTGTGGTTCGCCTCGCTGTTGCCCGGGGGTGAGGGCAAGTGACCAACGTGTTCGCTCGGACCAAGCCGGCCCCGCGCAACGTGGTTCCCCAAATCTCGATCTCAGACCCAAGGTTCCCTCGATGGCTCGGGGTCGACTCGGCGGCCGGCGTGCCCGTGACCCCTTACACCGCGCTGACGATCTCGGCGGTCTACCGCGCGGCCATGCTTGTGGCGAGTTCGTCTGGCGGGCTGCCGCTGCGCACCATGCGCGAGTGGGGCACCACCCGATCCGTGGTCGCGTCGTGGCTCGACAACCCGGCGAAAGCGGTGGGGTACAACGCTTTCAACTGGAAACAGACTTCGTTCTTGCACATGCTGCTCAGCGGCGACTCGTTCCAACGGCACCTCTACAACGGGTTGGGGATGCTGGCCGGCGTCGAGCCGATCGACCCCAACTGTGTGCAGGTCTTTTGGGACGCTGACCGGATCGGCGGCAAGCGCTTCGAGGTCAGCGTCATGCGCGGCGGCACGGTGTGCATGGAGACCCACGACGCGTCGAGCATGACTCAGGTCATGGGGCCGACGCTCGATGGGCTGCGCGGGCTCTCCGTCGTGGGGCTCGCGCGTACCTCGCTCGGCGGCGCGATCGCGGCCGATCGCGCGGCGGCCAACACGTTCCGCAACGGGCCGATGATCGGCGGGCTCGCGGTACCGCAAGAGGATCTCGACGACGGCGATGCCGACAAGGCATCGGCGATTATCAATGACGAGATCGGCGGCATTGAGAACGCCGGCCGGATCGTGGTGCTAGAACGCAAGTTCGATCTCAAGCCATGGACCATGACGCTCAAGGACGCGCAGTTTCTTGAGTCGCGGCAGTTCTCGATTCACGAGGTCGCGAGGTGGTTCGGTGTGCATCCTGTGTTCTTGATGGACCCCGGGGCGGTGTCGACGTGGGGCACTGGCGTCGAGATCCTCCAACGTGGACTCGGGCGGTTCACCCTGCCGCAGTACACCGATCCGTTCCAAGAGGCCATGTCGGCGTTGCTGCCGAACAAGTCATGGGCAGAGTTCGATTTCGCCGAGCTTGAGCGTGGCTCGCCGACGGAAGAGATCGCGCTGATCATCCAGCAGGTTGACGGCGGACTCATGACAATCAACCAAGCGTTGGCCAAAGTCAACCGCCCCGGCATCGGCCCGTCTGGTGACGTGCTGCGTTTGCACGACGTCGCACTCAATCCCGAGGTCGCGGCCGAGCAAGTCAACCCGACGTCAGCCATCCCGGCGACCGGGGCCACACCGACCAACGCCGAGCTTCACGAGCTGCTGACAGGGGAACCGCGATGACCGCCCGTCTCGCCTCACTCGCCGACCGCATGCGGCGCATCGCGTTGCTTCACGCTCGTCCGCGCGACGTCGCCCCCCGGGTGTGGTACACGATCCGCAACGCCGACGACGCAGCACGGGCAATCGTGCAGCTCGACGGCGAGATCGGGTGGGACGTCGTATCGAGCACGTTTGTGCGCGATCTCAACGCCATCACGGCCCCGGCGATTGACCTACAGATCAACAGTCCGGGCGGCTCGGCGTGGGACGGGTACGCGATTTACAACGCGATCAAGGCGCACCCGGCGACCGTCACAGTTCACATCGTGGGCATCGCCGCGTCGGCAGCGTCGTTCATCGCGATGGCCGGTGACGAGATCGTGGCGTACCGGCCATCGGAGATGATGATTCACGATGCATCGGGATACGTCGATATATGGGGCGGCTACAACTCAACCGAGCTGGGCCGGCTCGTCGACGAGCTGACTCAGCTTAAGGCGGCGCTCGACCAGACGAGCGACGAGATCGCCGCGATCTACGCAGCTAAGGCGGGCGGCACCACGGCCGAGTGGCGGGCGCTGATGACCCAAACCACGTGGTACACGCCGGACACCGCGCTCGCTGCCGGGCTCGTCGACCGGATCAACGGCGACGACGCAGCGGCCGAGCCGGCCACCGAAGACAACCCGGCCCCGGGGTTAACAGAGGCGACCGACACCGTACCGGCATCCGTCGGTACGGCTTTGCCCCGGGCGCGTCTCGCTGCCCGGCTAGCCCGTGAGGGAGTGAGTTAAGACCATGCGCACGTTGGAAGAGATCCTCGCAGACATGCAGGCCCTCATCGACAAGCCGGACATGTCCGCGGACGACATCGTGGCGTACTCGGCGCTTGAGCACGAATTGGCCGAGGTGCAGGCCGGTGGCGGCGGCGTCCCGGCGGCGGACGAGCCGGCCCCGGCCGACGTCGTTCCGGCTGTTGAGCCGGCCGCAGCGGCCCGTGCGCGGGCAGCGATGGCGGCGGCTGCTCGTGCCCGCCACAACACCTATACGGCCGTTCACGTGCCGGCCGGCCGCCCGTCCGACCGTCAGCGCGAGACCGCTGACGCCGGGTTCCTCGCGTATCTGCGCACCGGCAAGCCGAACGCCGATCTGGAGCGCACCAACGTCCAGACCACCGGCACCGGCACCAGCGGCGGGTACTTGATCCCCGAAGACGGTTCGTTCGCGGCCAAGCTTGTGGAGACGATCAAGTCGTTCGGCGGCGTCAAGCGCAACGTCGAGGAGATCACCACCACCGGTGGCAACCCGCTGCCGATGCCGACCGACGACGACACGGCCAACTCGGCGACCATCACGGCCGAGAGCACCACCCCGGCCAGCGGCGCCGATCTGGTGCTCGGTCAGGTCGAATTGGGTGCGTATGAGTTCACCGCTTCGGGCACCGGCGGCAACGCGCTGGCCGTCCCGGTCGCGCTGATTCAGGACTCAGCGATCGACTTTGAGGCGTACATCGCCAAGCGGCTCGGTACCCGCATCGGTCGCAAGATGGCGACTAGCGCGGTAACCGGCACCGGCACCGGCGAGCCACAGGGCATCCTGGCCGGCCAGACCGGTCGCGAGTTGCTCGCGTCCGCGGGCGTGCAGTACGGCGACCTGGTCAACCTCGTCATGTCCGTCGATGAGGCGTACTGGGAAGGCGGCAAGCTGTTCATGAACCGCGCGAGCTTCGGCACCGTGGCGCAGATCGAGGACGGGGCGGCCCAGCTCATCTTCAAGAACGGCTCGATGATCGGCCCGTCGGGCGAGCCCGTGCCAGCGCTGTGGATCGGCGGAATGCTGATCCCGGTCGTGCTGGACTCGACGTTCGACGACATCACGCTGACCAACGGTGCCGACAACATCTGGGCGGCGTTCGGCAACCTAACCGAGGCGTACATCTGGCGCAACGTGCGCCAGGTCGAGGTGCTGGTCAACCCCTACACCTCGGCGAACAAGCGTCAGGTCGAGTACAACGCGTGGGCACGTGCCGACGGCCGCCAGAAGAGCGTGGCCGCGTACGAGACGCTCGCGGGCTGGACCACCTGATCCACCCTCCGACCGGCGGGGTCGGGCTTCCCCGGCCCCGCCCCGCCCCCGGCCACCGACTCCACACGTCCACATAGGAGGGACACGCAATGCGCAACGAAAAGATGGACGGGCTCCGCGTACTCGGCATTGCCAAGGCGTCGATCGCGACCGTCACCACCACGGCGTTCGACTTCGGCACGCCCAACGACATCGACCTTCGGTCGACGGACTGGGCGCGGGGGTGCAGGTTGCTGCTCGTCCTGCGCAACACCACGGCGGGCGTGGCCGACACGACCGCGTGGACCGTTCAGGACGCGCCCGACAACGCCGGCTCGATTGGTACACCGGCGACGGCCGTCACCACCGTGATCGCGGGCGACACGCTCGCGGGTGGCACCGGTGACCGGTACTCGGTCATCGCCATCACGCCGCAGTCTGGCCGGCCGTGGATTCGGGTCAACCTGACCCGCGCCGCGGGCACCACCGACACCGTGGTGGGCACCGCGCTCCTGATCGCCGTACCGCTCACGCTCTGACCAGTTCAAGATCAACACTCGAGCCCGTGAGGGGGTCATCCCATGAGAACAACCGCGAAGGTCGTGCTCAACAGCAAGCACGAGTCCGGCACCGGTGAGCACCGTCAGGTCGTCGCCGCGTTTTCCGCCAACTACGCCAACGGCGCTAACGCCGAGTGGGCAATCTACACGCCATCGGCGCAGCTCAACATGACGCTCAAAGGCGAGGTCGCCGACCGGTTCGTCATCGGCCAGGAGTACACGCTCACGTTCGAGCCGACCGCGCTCTGACCGCACAGCACGACTCGATTCGCGAGGGGAGGTAGCACACGATGGGATGGAAACCCGTATATGCGTCGCTCACTGAGATGCGCGATTGGCTGCGCATCCGCGACGCGGAAGACACCGACGATGACGCGTTGATCCGGCTCAAGCTCAGTGCTGCCTCCCGCGCGGTCGATGGCACGTGCCACCGACAGTTCGGCAAGGTCGACGCCGCGGTCACGCGCACGTATGACCTGCGATGGTCGCGCACACGGCAGGCGCATGTGGCCGAGATCGACGATCTGATGGACACGACCGGGCTCACGGTCGAGGCCGACGGCGCGGCGGTCGACGCGGCGTACTACTCGCTACGGCCCCGCAACGCCATCGCCGACGGCGAGCCGTACACATACATCGTGCTCACTGCGGGCGTGTCGTGCGGCGGTGTGCTCGACATGCTCGGTCTGTGGGGCTGGAATGCCCCGTGGCCTGACCCGATCAAAGAGTCGACGATGCTGCAAGCCTCGCGGCTCAACATCCGCCGTGATTCGCCGTACGGCATCGCGGGCGGGGCCGACGGCTCGGGCGAGTTGCGCCTGCTTGAGCGGCTCGACCCCGACATTGCCCCGATCGTGAAGGACTACGTGCGTATCGGGTGGGTGGCGCGGTGAACGCCGAGACCGTCGCTCAGGAGCTTTCAGACCGGCTCGGCACGATCCTCAATGGACGCTCGACGCCGTACGCCCCGGACGCGATCAGTCCGCCAGCGGGCTACGTGTTCGGCCCCGAGACGAGCTACACGCAGAGCTACCAGAACGGGCTTACGCGGGCCAAGCTCTCGGTCGCGGTGGCCGTGGCCCGCACGCCGCTTGACGTCGCGTGGAAGGCGCTCTCGAGCTACATCAGCGACACCGGCGACACGTCGGTCAAGCTGTGCCTTGAATCAGGCACATACACAGCGTTCGATACGATCGTCGTCACCCGATCTGTGGTCGGCGACGTGACTATCGGCGGCACCACGTACAAGGGTGCTCAATTCGATCTCGACCTAACAGGGAGTGGAGCGTAATGCCTACCGCATCGAGCCACGGCAGCAAGGCGGCACTCTCTGTCGCCGGCACTGCCATCGGCGCATGGACCACACAGAGCGAGCTGAAAGAGGCGGCCGACAAGAGCGAGACCACGGCGTACGGCTCGACCGGCCACGAGTACGCCGACGATGAGGGGCTGATGGCCCACACGTTCACGTGCTCGGGCTGGTACGACAAGACGGCCGTCACGGGCACCGAGGCCGTGTTCCGGGGCCAGTCTGGTCAGAATCTCGCCGTCATCTACGGCCCCGAGGGCTCGACCACCGGCAAGCCTCGGCACACCTTCACCGGGCACCTCGACGACTTCACGACCACGGTGCCGGTTGCCGACATCGTGAAGTGGTCGGCGACGTTCACCGTGTCTGGCGACGTCACGACCGACACCTACGCCTGACCGTCCACAGTGGACGGCGCGACCGTCGGGCTCGTGGCCGCGTGCCTCGCGCTCGTTTGCACGAACAGACCCGCACTATCCAGCCACGAAAGGGAATCGATGGAATCCGAGGAACTGACCCTGCCGTCGGGCGAGGTCGTCACTGTGCGCGGGCTGACCGGCATGGAGGTCGCGTTGATCGCCAAGCGCAACGCGGCGCTTGCCGACGATCTCGACGCGCCCGGCGGCACGGCCATTCAGATCGGTTTCGTGGTGCTCGGCAAGACGCGGGTACGCGATGCCGAGTCGGCCGGGATCGCATGGCTCAACAGCCACGGGGCGTCGGACTTCACCACGCTCGGCGACGCCATCGAGCGGATGTCGGGCTACGGGAAGGGTGCCGCCAAAAGAGCTGTGGATACAGCAACAGACGACTGACGAGGGCGCGTGGTACGCCATCGCCGAGACGATCGGCGGCCGTACGGTCGCCGAGCTGAAAGCCTCGATGAGCTACCGGGAGTTTCTCGGCTGGACGGTCTACCTACGCAACAGAGCGGACGACGAACAGCATCGGAGGTAGGTGAGCGAGCGTGCCGATCAAGATGGAAATGAAGGG